CAATCAATCTACCATTGTTATCTTCCAATGATTCATTGATTTGCCTTTTAGTCATAGTAAAAGGAATTGTATCTATAAGTAATTTACCCATTATGCTCCCCAAACTTTACGTTTTCTATATAAATCAAACATGATTTGTGCTACTTCATATCTTATAAGTAGACGAATATTTTCCAAATCCTTATTTGAAAGTTCTTCTTTTAATATTTTCTTTTTTAAACTCATGATGAAAGTTCTTTTAAGCTTCTAGCTACTTTTAACATACGTTCTGATATCTTCCCAAATCGTTTCTGAGTAGATTTCCAATATTGTCCGTTGTGTACACCTGATTCAGTTTTTAACTTTGTATTCTGATTAACAATTCTCTCTAACTTAAACATCATACTATTAATTTCTTTGATAGAATGGTTAATTTTCTGATGTTGTTTTAGATTCTCATCTTTCTTATATTCTTTGTAAGAGATTTCGTTAATTTTATTTTCTAATTTACGTTCTAATGATTCAAGCTTCTTTGTGTTCATATGCTTCTCCTTTGATTTCTTCATACCTAACACCTCAATGTGGTCATCATCTAAATCTTCTTCATCTTTACTCTTTGAGAATGCATGTGGGGTTTTTACTGGGCCTTCACCACCATCTAAATTTCCGGTAACGTTAGCTTCTTCTATTTCTTCGAATTTATTTTCGATTTCTTTGATTAAGTTTCTCATTTAAACACCCTTTTTAATTCATTATGAAGTTCGGTGTATCTTAACAATGATAAAATCTGAGATTCTGTAATTACTTTAGATGCCTTTACCTTAGATATTAACTTTACAACCTCATTTATTTTAATTTGAGTAACTTTATCAGTAACTTTAATAGCTTTAATGTTTTTTGATAGAGAAGTACATTCTCTTACTACAAATTTCTTTAGTTTTTCAGAATTATCAACCGAGTTTATGTATTCTCTTAGAATATTCTGTTGTTTATCAGTTAACGTAGTATACTTGTTGTTAAAATTCTCAACTAGCATCTTCCATGCTTATAATCTTACTTCTTTTGGTTGCTTTGAATACTCTTCATTAATTGTTGTCACAACTTTATCATTATTTTGTGAACTATTAGTTAACGATTCTAACAATGTTGATTTACACTCTACATATTCTTTAGGGTTATCTGATGTGGTATGCTCGAATAACTTATATATAGATGCGTTCTCTTTATAGTTAGTTACTCTGTACTTAAAAAAGTCCTCTAATACAAAATTCTTTTTAATAGACTTGATTAAGTTATACTTTTGTTTGTTAAGAGTAGTTTCGTTTAATTTTTTACGTTCATTTAGAATAATGTTTACAAATTCAGATGCTTTGTACTCTGAACTAAATGATTCCTCTACTAGCGCTTTATATAATTTAAGCTCTTTAGCTAACTCAGTGCTTTTACCAAAATGCTCTCTTATAGTATAAGTAGCTTTAGAATCTCTGTTGTTTAAAGTATCAGTACTAATCTGTCGTACCAATAATTCAAATAGAATTCCTGTGTTTTTGTACTTACTATGTTTTAATTTTCTCATTTCTTTCCTTATCGTTTTGGATAAAAGTAACTATGTATTTTGTTTATAAATATAATATTTTTAAGAATCCAATATGTTTTTCTCATCTAATAATGATGATGGTGTCTCATTCGTATCTTTTTTTAAGGATTCACGTAACATTTTCTTTGTTTTCACTTTAGATTTCATACGTGATACTATCCCTGCAATTTGTTCTTGATTGATAACCGAAGTAGCATTATATAGTTCATTCTTAGATAAAGATTTATTTCCTAATGGGTCTCTACCAAATGGATTTTCATCCGTACCATAGTTACCACTTTCTTTAGGTCTACCAGCTCCTTCAAACCCACCTTCTGGTGCTCCCCCCTCTGCCGTTGGGAATCCTGGGTTTGAATCTCCACCAACTTCATTACCACCTTGCTGATTCATTGATGCTAAATCATGTGGTGTACCAAATGATTCACCAGTCTTAACAGGATCATTACCTTCTGATTCAATTTGGTCGTGTCTAAATCCTAATTTTAAATCATTAATAACTTTAAATTGTTCTTCTTTCCACTCATCTTCACTCATATTAAATATATTCTTATAAACCCAATCTTGTGATACCATTTTTAAATCCTTTATATCACTAGCTAGTGATATCTTTTCAGACCAAAGATTTGCTTTCTCTTGCTCATATATAATAGATGGGTTTGTAAGTTCTAATTCAAAGTTTACTAATTGTTCATCTGTATATCCTTGTGAATATAAGTGTACGATTGCAATCTTAGTTAATTCTGAAAGTACAATCTTTTGGATTCTTTCTACAGAACGTGCGAATCTAATATCTTCTTGTGCTAATGTTGCTTTACCTTCAACACCTTCTTCATATCCAATAAATGCTTTTGGAACTTTAAGTGCTGCCATCATTCTATTTCTTAGGTATTCAATATCATCAATACCACCGAACTCCATTCCACTTAGGGAATCAATCTCAGTACCACTTTGCCCACCTCTTACAGGTAGATAGTAATCTTCCAACATATTCTGCATATTGAATTTAAGATTGTAATCACCAGTAGTTTCATCAATATAAGGAACTTTTTTCATCTGGTCTATAATAGATGCCATATATGTATCTACTTCTGCAGGTGGTATGTTTCCAATATCAATTTTAAAGATTCTCTTTTCAGGCGCTCTCATAATTCTGTGAATCATCATAGCATCTTCCATAAGAGTTAATTGTTTCCAAGTCTTTCTAGCTCCTTCTAATAATGAACGACCATAAGGAAGGAAGTTGGTATCAGTAAGTAATCTAAAGTGAGCTACTTGAAATGATTCTAAAAACTTAGTGTTGTTTCTTTGTGATATTGCATTTGTGTTTTGTTCTTCTACTTCGAATCTTACTGAGTAAGGATTATCTAAATCATACCCTTCTTCTCTACGAGTTTCATATGCTGATAATGGTTGTGCATTTACAACACCTAACTCATCATCAATATCTAAGTAAAGATAGTAATCACCATATTTGTTCATACCTCTTACCCAAGACCATAAGTTGAACTCAATGTTCAATACATCGTAGAATAAGTTGTTTAATGTTTTCTTTAATTTCTCATCATTAGATTTAATACGGATTACATCACCCATATCATTTTTAAGAGTACATTCATCTGAGTATATATCTAAGATAGATGAAATAATAGAATCTTTATCCATTGCTTCATAATCTGTATATAATTCTAATTTATTTGAATGGTAGTTAAATCTTTCGTTATACGTTTGCCAATTCTTTCTTGAGTTAGAACCATGCAGCCTTCCATACCTATCATAGTATGCTGAACCTCTACGATTACCATCACTTTGTAATCTCGAAGAATCAACTACTTTTAACTTGTCTTTTCCGACTCTTCTTACAACTACTTGAGTTGAGAATAATCTTTTTAACCTACCGAATAACGATGTATCTGCCATAATGCTTTTCTTTAATTATCACTTCTAATACATAAATATACAAAAAATATTTTTAATATCCAAATTTTATAGTAACCAACTTATATCTTCATCACCCTTACCAGTTCTAAACTTCCAAGCATTGGTTGCTTTACCTTTATTAGTTTTAAAAACACCTGAGTGTTTAGTGGTATGATTTAATGTTCTTCTAGTTAATTCAAGCCCCTGTTGTCGTAACTTTAGTGCGGTATCTCTTACCCACAATGCTGTACAAAATGATATTGTTAAATCATCGTTATATCCAGATTGAGCTTCAGCTCTATTCCCATTCCATATAAAAGTGAAAAGTTCATCAATTAATCGTTTAGAACGAATGATTGGAACTCTCTCTCTCATATAAGTATCTAACTTTGATATAACCAATGGGCGTGTTCTACTTGTCATTGAGAAACCTGGTACCATTTGGGATTTATCTTTTAAATCATATCCCTTTTGTAAATGTATATCTTCATCTACATATCCAAACTCTTTGAAAGAATAATATAAATTAGAGTAATTTCTATCAATTGCTTCTTGAATTACTGCCCAACCAATATTAGCATTTTCAATAACTAATAATGC